ACCGCAACTTCTGACTTTCAGTGTTAAAACAACCAACCGTATTGGAAGCCTTGTTCCAATCACCGCTGTTCCAATTACCGCTGTTCCAATCACCGCTGTTCCAATTACCGCTGTTGCGGTGACCGCTGTTGCGGTGACCGCTGTTCCAATTACCGCTGTTCCAATTACCGCTGTTCCAATTACCGCTGTTCCAATTACCGCTGTTGCGGTGACCGCTGTTGCAATTACCGCTGTTGCAATCACCGCTGTTCCGATTACCGCTGTTCCAATCACCGCTGTTCCAATTACCGCTGTTGCAATCACCGCTGTTGCAAAGACCAGTGCATGCCCTTCCTGTGTTGACAATGGTCAGAACTTCTTCCCATGAAATTTCACGCACTATTTGAATCTTGTTAGTGCAGCACTTATCACCTTCTTCTGCAACTTCACCAAGTGCAATAACTTCTGCAACTTTGTTTTTAGGGTCAAATGTGTAATAGTTGAAACAGTCCTTTGCTTGTTTGCAGAAGTGAAAACCCCTATCACAAACACTTGGTTTCACATTTTCTTCATAGGTCTTTCCGACCTCATATTGAAAACCCCTACATGTCCAATCAGGATTGAACACTTTGTATCCCTTTACATTTTCCATGTTTTAACCATCCTTTCTTTAATAACACCAACCTGTATATTCATAAAATTTCTTTGGGCTGATGTAGTATGAATACTTACTTGAACCAGGTTTTTTATGTGCATATCCGAACGGTAATTCGCCTTTTTGAAGCTTTTCAGAAAGCGTATCCTCTGATATGTGCATCACTTTTGCTGCTTGCCTGATGGTTATTTTCTTTGTAGAAAATTTCATGATATTTTCTGAACATTCATTTTCAGTTTTTTCAGGTAAACCCAAAGAACAACCAAGTGCTTCTTCAATTTTCTTATAGTAGGTTCTCTGGGTTCATTCTTACCTGAAAGATACTGACTGATGGATGACTTACCAATTCCAGTCAGTGCAGAAAGTTCAGCTTGGGTCATGTTTCTTTCAACCATTGCCTGTTTCAATCTTTCTGAAAAACTCATTTTCAAACATCCTTTCTTGTTATTTGGTTAAGCTTTCTTAACTTTTGGTGCAAAAAAATATATGGGTATTTCTTCTTTTGCAATTTGAAGCAGGTCACATGCTCTGTCAATTTCCTTCTGACTGAATTGCACTTTGTTGTTCAGCTTTTCAGACAGGGAAACAGGTGACATTTGCATTTCAGCAGCAAATGCAGACTGTGTTCCAAACACTTCTTTGATTTTCCCCCTTAACTTGGAATAGTCAAATACAACATCAATCATCTAATCACTTCCTTTCCGTTCAAGTACACCAATTTTATTTCTTTGCACTTTGAAGCCATATCTTTTCATGGTTTCATCAAGTTTGCCTTCACTATCAAGTTGTTTGCATATATACAATGCATTTGAAACATCAACAATTTTGGAATAACCATGCAGACCGCCGAACCCAAATTCGGCTTCATCAATTTTTGAAGCATCAAGCTTATTCAACCAGATTATTACAACATGGGGATTGTGCCATGCCTTTTACTGGTCTGTGTTCACTTGTCAAAGAACAATGGTCAATCAGTTAGTCAACTTTGCATCTTGTAAGTTCGGTCTGATTGATGCCCCTGAATTCTTTGTGTTCCTTCACTGTTCCCTTGATTGACTTGATTTCATCATAGCATCCTTAACTTTTGCTGTCAATAGGTTTTTTCATTTTTCTTTAACTTTTTTCTGTTTTCCTTGAAATTTCCTTAACTATGGTGTATAATAATGCGTACAATCCCATATAATATTAGTAAGGTGATGAACATGGGAGATTCTTTCAAAAATAGGCTTAACAAAGCATTAGAAATAAGAGGAATGAAACCAATCGAATTGTCAAATAGGACTGGTTTATCCAAAGCAAGAATCAGTCAGTACACCAATGGTGTATATGAAGCAAAACAAAAGGCACTTTATTTACTTGCAAGGGCATTGAATGTTTCAGAAGCCTGGTTGATGGGTCATGATGTGCCTATGGAAAGATTGATGTATGAAAAGAATGCAACAGAAGTGCAGCTTCTTGAAGCAATCAAAGTTACTTATGGAAAGAAAGCAGTTGAATTACTTGAACAGTTCGTTGAACTTAATGAAGCAGGCAAAGACAAAGCAATTGACACTTTGATTGACCTTTGTATGATTGATAAATACACTGAAAAATAACAAATGTTACAGTTGTTACGGTTGTTACGGTTACTTTATATTTCTTATATTTTTAAGGTTTTTATAATCAATAAAATTTAATGATTTTCTAAAAAATTAAGTAATAAGAAAAGATGTGTAACACCGTAACATGTGTAACACATACCAAAAGAAAGGGGGTATCAAGACCAAAGCAGGAAAAGACCGTATTGTTCCGATTCATTCCAAGATTGTTCAGTTAGTTCAAAGAAGAAAAGACCAGGGGAACAAATATCTTTTCAGTTATGAAGGAAAGAAAATGTCCAACACCAAGTATTATGAATTTTGGAATACCATCATGGAACGGTTGGGAATGGAACACACACCACATGAATGTAGACACATATTCAGGTCAAGACTTGATTCCGCAGGTGCAAACAAAGTATATATTGATTTGATGATGGGTCACAAATCAAAAGAAGTGGGTGAAAGAATCTACACCCACAAGACAATTGAAGAACTGAAAGAAGCCATTGAATTGATAGATGCAACTTTGAACTAATAACAGGTTAGTAACAAAAAATAACCCCCAACCGCTATAAATCAGCAGTTGGGGGTTTCCAGTGGATATTATATCATGAATTTGTTCATTTTTCAAGTGGTGAAAATGCAGTATTTTCGAGGGTTTGCTGAACTTTTTGAACCCGTCAGAATGGGTTAAAACCTGGTGGTTAGTAACAGGTTAGTAACAAGATTTTTATTCCACAAGGGTCAAATCTGACAGCTTCACAGGTGACATAATTGCATATTTACCTGTGGTGTCTTTATTGACAACAACCCTGTCACCATTCATTGAATGCACAATCCAGGTCAATGGATATACCCAGGACTGAAATTTTGTTGTTTTACCATAGACAGGTGCATTCTGTTTGATTTTGACCTTGCTTCCAACCTTGATGACTTTTGTTTCAGTCTTTGGTGCTTCAATGGTGACTGGTGTTCCGCTTTCGGTTGTGATAAAAGCTTCAAATCCTGCATCTTTCAGTTTCTTCATCATGGCATCTGCATTTGCTTTGACACTGAAAGCACCAACCTGGACTTTGTACAAAGAACCAACCTTCACCATGTAGGTATCAAACCCTTTTGCTTTAAGCTTTGCAGCCAAAGCATCAGCATTTGATTTCACGCTGAAAGCACCTGTTTGAACCCTGTATAAGACCTTTGGTGTTTCAGGTGCAACTTCTGCATTCAACCTTCTGTTGACCTCTGCTGCAATTTCACCATGCCTGTTATACAGGTAATCGCCAGGGCAGGATTTGTTTGCATAATCTCTGTGAACAGTCATGTTGCAGCCATTTAGGTGATTCACACGCTGATTTTTGTCCGTTGACCATACAAGTTTCTTGATACCGTTTCTTTTGCAGATATCAGTGACCAAATCAAGCAAGGCAGCATATGCTTTGTCATTCACTGCATAAGGATGTGTTGTGTCTGATGCAACTTCAATGGTAATTGCTCTGTGGTCATTTGCTGCATTGGATGAACACCAGGAACGGTCTTTTTCTTCAACATACATCCCAATTCTGCCATCAAAACCTATGCCATAATTGGAAGATGCCTGTCTGCTTTCCTTTGCAAAGATTTCACCAAGGGTTTCAACCGAACATTGACCCACAACACAGTGAATGGTTATAGTGTCAATTTTGTGATTTCTTGGACTGGTTTTATTCGGTGATATTTTGGTATATGATACCAATGGACTGTTTGTGTATCCCATGATTATTCACCTTCACTTTCATCTTTTGCGGATGCTTCTGCATTAAGCCTTGCAGCATCCACCATTCCTTCACCGATTATGTAAGCAATCAGTGTAGATGCTGCTGTGATAAGTCCAACCACCTGTTCAATGGTTAAATCATTCACACCAAAAGCAACCATGATTGCAGTTACAAAACCAATGACTGCTGCCCAAAACTTTCTACTGGTCAGCTTCTGTTTCCAATTGATTTTCATTGAGATTACCATCTTTCTAAAAATTTTGAATGCTGATTTCTTCCTGAACTGCTTCATTCATTGTGCTGTCAATCTTGCTGTCCAATGCTGCATCTATTTTTGAAAGTTCACTTTCAATTTCTTCATGATGTTCAGAAGGATATTTCATCATTAGATTCAGCTTTGTTTCCAGAAAAGCAATTTTGCCTTTGAACACATTTTCCATCTTCGCCTTGTTAAGATAGAAAACAATTGCAGCACCATATGCACCGCCAGTGGAAGGAATTATGTACATGAACACACTGGTGTCTTTTCCTTGCCAGGCAAACACACATGCTGCAATCAATGAAGCAATAAAGATATACCTTGTTTGTGTAAGAAGCTTTTTTGAAAATTCCTTGTTTTTATTCATCTGAATCAAGACCTCTTACCACTTTTTCAAGGGTATCAAGCCTTTTGTGTGCTTGTTTTGCCGATTCTTCAACCTTGATAAGTCTTTCCCTGGAGTCCTTAATATCGTTTTTCAAATTGGACATTTCTGATTTTATTTCAGTAATTCCAATGCCGATATTTTCAAGCTTCACAATCACAGTGGTCAACTGTGCTGCATCATGTTGGTCATCCTTTTTACTGTTTCTTCTCATGTTTGTTATCCCTTGATAGATTCCAAATGCCAATGAAACACCTGAAATCAGAAGGGCAACTTCAATTGTCATATAGACAGTACCCCCTTTCATAGAATAAACCCCTGACAAGCCACCATTTGACCTGTGAGGGGTTTTTACTCATGGGGGTATGTCTTATATACCCCCTAATGATTTCAAGTGCTATTCAACCGCCAAATCACCGCAGTCAATGTCAATTAGAACCTGTCTGACCTGTTCCTTAATCAAAGCAGGTACTTCTGCAAAAGTCTTTTTGCCCTTGACAATTAAAGTTGCATAAATGACTGCCATCACAACCACATCCTTTCTGAATAAAAATAATAGAAGCAGTTTAAGCATTGGAATCAGCATCCAAGATTGCTTGAACCTCTGCCCTTAATTTTTCAGGAACATCATCAATTGTTTTAAGACCCTTCCTGATAAGGTCTGCATAAACTTTTGCCATTTTGATTCACCGTTCCTTTCTGTCATTAAGACATAATCATTTCATAAACTTCAACCAGTGCAAATTGTGTGTCAGTCAATTGAGTGTCCAACATTCGGATATATTCATCTTTGGTATATTGAACCATGTTGAATTCCCAACCGCTGAATGTTTCTTCGCCAACAGTTTCTTCCACAGGTGTGATGTTTGAATAGACCCAAACGCTGTTTTCATCAAGCACCATTGGTTCAGGTTTCACTGTGCTTCTTTGCCTTCCATAATCAATCATTTCGTTCACACTACCTTTCCTTCTAATTGAGTAACCCTTGAAAATGGTTTTCTTTTTGTCATATATTGGCTGTATCAAACTGTTTGATTGCCCAATGTATATTAAATTTTCAAATTACGCAGCCACAGGGGGTACATACACCAAGCGCCCGCCGATAGCCCCACCACGAGCCGAAGGGGTACTACTCACATCCCAATAGAAAGCACCAACCTTAGAAGCACTATTCCAATAACCGCCTAAGCGAGCGACCCTCCAAGCATTAAGTGTGGTTGTCTGATAGAAGTAATCACCAACTGGAAGTGC